GTATTAGTAGGTGTTACTGATGGAGTAACTGTATTAGTAGGTGTTATTGTAGGTGTTATTTCTGGACCTGGTGGTGAGCCACCAAAACCACCTCCTTTAAATCTTACCACAGAACTTTTTCTGTTAGTTTCTCTTAACAAATCAAAAATAGATTTAGGGCCGGCCATTGTTTTTCATTAATATTTATTATAATGGAACAGAATTAATATAATAATTCATGAGCTATCGAAATATATACTATAACGGTAAAGATAGAAGCGTTACTCTTTTTACCTGGGACAAAGATGGCAAACGTATTAAGGTCGAGGCTTCCCACGACCCGTATCTGTATGTAGAGAGCAATAACGGCGATGCTCAATCAATTTACGGTACTAAACTATCTAAAAAGATATTCAGGTCGCAGTATGAGCGTTTCAAGTTTATAAAAGACTCAAATATTAAGCGCGTATTTGAAAATTTACCAGCTACTCAACAGTTTCTTGTTGATATGTTCTGGAAGGATAATGAGACTCCTGAGTTTAGTCAACATCCAATTAAGTCAATGTTCTTAGACATTGAGGTATATGCTCCAGATGACTTTCCCCACGCTAATAAAGCTGAGGCTCCAGTTAACGTTATTACGGTTTACGACTCGTTAACTAACAAGTATCTAACTTGGGGGGTAAAAGACTATACAGCTACTGATGCTGATGTCATTTATACTAAATGTTCTACTGAGAAAGAGATCTTTATTAAGTTTATTGAGTACTTTGAGAGTGATTACCCAGATATCTTAACTGGCTGGAACTCAGAGTTCTTCGATATACCTTATATTATCAATCGTTGTAATAAAATACTTGGTGAAGAGTTTACTAAACGTCTTTCACCTTCAGGTAATGTTTATAGCCGCGATGTAAAAGGTAAATTCGGTCAACAGCAAGTACGTTGGTATATTGAAGGTGTATCTTTGATTGACTATCTTGATGTTTATAAGAGATTCTGTCAAGGTCTACGTGAAAGCTATAAACTATCCTCAATTGCTGAGGTTGAATTAGGTGAAGGTAAGGTAAGTTTCGGTGCAATGAATCTTGCAACGTTAGCTGATAGTGATTGGAAGACGTTTATTGATTACAACATTCAAGACGTTCGACTTCTTACTAAGTTAGAAGAGAAACTAAAGTATACTGAACTAATTCGTATGTTAGCATATGTCGGTCTAACTACGTTTGAAGCTGCAATGGGATCACTTTCCGTTATTAATGGTGCAACTGCAGTTAAGGCTCGTTATCGGCATCAAAAGATACCTTCTTTTATTAGAGGAGAAGATGATGGTAGTAAAAACCCCGGGGCGTATGTAGGTGAACCATTAAGTGGCTTTCAACAAAACATTATTTCATTCGATGCTAACTCACTATACCCAAATGTGATGATTAGTTTGAATATGTCTATGGAGACTAAAGTAGGTGTTATTGAAAGTGATACTGATGGTGTATTGTCTATACGTCATACTAGTGGTAAAGTGTTTAGTTTAACTAAAGAAAAGTTTGAACTCTTTAAAGAGAAAGAGTCAATTGCTATTAGTAAAGCAAATGTACTCTTTACTCAAAAGAAGAAAGGGGTAATACCAGAAATTCTTGACTATTACTACGATAAACGTCAAGATGTTAGAAAGTTACTAAAGAAACTGAAAAAGGATTACTCTGAGTGTGATAAAACTAGCTCTCAAGGTAAACAAATTAAACTACAAATCGATCAGCTCGATGCAAAGCAGCTGTGCATTAAAGTCTTTATTAATTCAATTTATGGATACTTCGGAAATAAAAATGCTCCTTTTGGCGACGATGATATCGCTTCTTCAATCACCCTTACCGGACAATCGGTCATTAAATACTCTAATGAATTGCTTAAGCAGTATATTAGAAGCAAAATTAGTACCATTGATGACGAGACTCTCAATAAATGCATTATCTATAATGATACGGATTCAAGTTATGTATCCATTAAACCGCTTTTTATAGACGGCACTATAAAGTTTAGTCAAGGCAGTAAGGTTACTAAAGAGGCCTACGCTATTGTTGATGAGATTCAAGACTATCTTAATAAACATATTAAGGTATGGGGTATAAAAGAGTTTAATTCTAAGGATTGTAGATTCCTTTTTAAACGTGAGGCTATCGCTGATGTAGGTATTTTTTTACAGAAGAAACGTTACGTACTTCATATTTTAGATGATGAAGGTATTGCTTGTAATAAGTTTAAATATACCGGGGTTGAAGTAGTTAGAAGTACAATGCCAAGTGCAATTAAACCTTACGTTAAAAAGATTATCGAAACGATGATGTTAACTCGTAATATAAATGAGACCAGTTTAGTATTGAATGAAACTTATGAAATCTTTAAGAAGTTACCGGTAGAAGATATTACATTTGTATCCGGTATTAGTCAATACGAGAAGTATTCATCGCAGTGCGACGGTTTTAAATTAGCTAAAGGTATGCCAGCTCATGTTAAAGCAGCCTATATACATAATCTGTTACTAGATAGGTTTAATATTGCAACAAAGTATGAAAAGATCGGTTCAGGAGATAAAGTTAGATACTTTTATGTAAAGTCTAACGGTTACCATGTAGATGCTATTGCTTATAAATATTATTATCCGGAAGAGTTTAATAAAGAGTTTGAAGCAGATTATGATGCAATGTTTGAGAATCATATCTTTTCTGTTATTAACCGCTTCTATGAGAATGTTAAATGGTCAGCTCAAAAGCCTGGTAGTCTAGTTCAAACTAATCTTTTTGATCTACTATCTTGATTGTCATATAATTAATTATAAAATACTTTATGGACAAAAAATACGTAACAATTATTGATAATACAGGTAGAAACATTCTCGGAGTACTTGGGTCAGAAACTAACACTGAACTCACTATTCAGAACCCAGTTATGATCTTAGTACAACCTCAAAATGGGCAGTTTCAAGTACAGCTTATTCCGCTATTCTTAGGTGAATTTATTTTTAATGATGATAAGACATATAGAAACTTTAGCTACACGTTTAATAAGGCTAATATTGCTATCGGTACTGGTTTCGCAGTAGATGGTAAGATCACTAGCCAATATGATAGAATCATTGAAGCGGCTAACGTGCCACCAAAGGCTGCTACCTCTGAACCAGAAGTTATTAAATTATTTGACGAATAATATCTATAAAACATAAATAATAGTATGAGTTTTATCGTACCCTTATCACAAAGTAAAGAGCTAGTTGTTCGTCCGGCAATTACAAAAACAGTTAATGAGATTATAATTGAAAAGATCGTCGATAGCCCTACTGATAAAACTGTTCATGTTTTTATTGGTGAGGTTGGCTTAGTAAAGCTAGATGCTTTAAGTGATAATAACTACGATAACCCGCAGTGGAATAATGAAAGTTTAACAACTGCTGTAAGAAATTATATCGAATCAGTTTAAAAACAAAAGCCCCAGGAGGGGCTTTTTTTATGGTTGAATATAAAAAACGGTTACGTAAATAGTTTATATGACAACTGCAGAATTTCGTAAGGGTCAAACCGATGGTATTACCGGTGCAAGAACCGTAATGACTAAGATTATTGATGGTACCGATCGTGGTGAGGGTAGAGTAGCTGATAAAGAGCTTGAAAAGATTCGTAGAGTATTTCTTTCATGGAGAGATTTTATGATTGAAAACATGGATAAGAACAACGCTCTTTCTAAGAAGATCACTGAAACGTTAATTAACAGTAAAAAGGTAATGGATGTTCAAGTAGTTAATTGATTTTTTTTAGTAATGGTCTATACTAAGGTATGGATAAAGACATTCTAAAAACTCTCAATACAATTGATGATATTAACCCATTTGCTACTTTTCTTAACGATAGTACTCTTAGCACCGTTAAAGGTTGGGTTGATACAGGTAGTTACGTTTTAAATGCAATTATAAGCGGCTCTGTCTTCGGGGGTATCCCTAAAGGCAGAGTCACTGTTTTTGCTGGACCGAGTATGACCGGTAAAACATACTTTATAATTCAAGCTGCAGCAAATGCTCAAAAAGCTGGCATGACGGTAGTTATTTTTGATACTGAAAATGCAATTGAGCCCGAATCAGCTGCTCGTCTTGGTTTAGATATTAGTAAAGTTAAATATGTACCTTGTGTAAGTATTGAACAAACTAGAAATGCAATCTATAAGTTTTTGACTTCAGTAAAAGAAGCAAAATTAGAAGGTAAATTTTTTATTGCTATCGATTCGCTTGGTAATTTGCAAAGTGAAATGGATATTAAGAGAATGGATAAAGAAAGTACTAGTCAAGACACTGGTACGAAAGCTCGTGCAATGAAAACGTTGATGCAGACTTGTACTAATCTCGGTGCAGTTACTCAAACGACCATTGTAATGACTAATCACGTTTACGATGACCCTATGGCAATGTATCCGTCATTAGAAAAGAACATGCCAGGTGGTCGTTCAGTAGTTTATCTACCATCTCTAACTATTCAGCTTGCTAGAAAACCAGTTAAAGATGAAGGTAAAAATGATCAAGCTAAACTTGCAGTTGCTCAAAAGAATTATTCCGGAGTTATTATTAGAGCGTTAACGATAAAAAATAGATTTATTAAACAGTATCTCGAAGGTGAAATGTTCCTTTCATTCTCAACTGGTCTGGATAGATTTTACGGTCTTACTGAAATTGCTGTTGGTCTAGGAGTTATTAATCAGGCAGGGCCTACTTATTCATTACCAAGCGGTGAAAAACTCGGATATTTTTCTAAATGGGGAAGAGACGAACAGCTTTGGATGAAAACAATTATTCCAGGTATGGAAGAGAAAATGAAGATTGCTTGGGCATATGGTTCGCAGCTTAATACTGATGTACCACTAGAAGTTGAAGACGGGGAAACAGAATAATATAAAGAATGTCTAAAATAGTTTTAACTCTAAGTGGTGGTATGGATTCGTCCATACTGCTACATATGGCAGCTAATAAAGGTTATACAGAGATTTATACAGTTTCTTTTTATTATGGTCAGCGTCATAAAAGAGAGCTTGAATGCGTTAATAAACAAATACAATCTCTCACTGATAGTCATCCATACATTACCATTAATAATAAAGTATTAGATGTATCTTATATTAAAGATATTGCTAATAAATCGTCATTAACTAATCATAATATTGCTAATCCAAATATAAAAGAAATGGCTGGCGATGCACAACCAGTATCTTATGTACCGTTTCGTAACTTAATGTTTTTATCAATCGCATCAGCTTATGCTGAAACGTTAGAATGTGATACTGTTTGGTATGGAGCAGCTCAAGCAGACTCATTGGCTGGTTATTGGGATGGTAGTAATGAATTCTTAGATTCAGTTAATAACCTACTAATGTTAAACCGTAAGAGCAAAGTAAAGATCCAAGCGCCACTATTGGTAATGTCTAAGAAGGAGATTATCGAGGAAGGTATTAGACTTAAGGTAAACTTCAAAGATACTTGGACTTGTTATTCTAATAGAGAGGATGGTTTAGCTGATGCAGATACCCCGTCAAGCAGTCTTAGATTGCGTGGATTTATTGAAGCTGGTTATAAAGACCCAATCATGTATATTCAACAGGAAAAACTTGAAAAGCTTTACGACCAAAAAGGTTGTAAATTAATACCCTAAACGGTATTTTTGTTCAGTAGCAAATTTGCTCTGAAGTTTTTTTCTACGTTCTTCTTCCATCCGTTTATTGAGTTCATGTCTTGATTGCGCAACGCGTTGAACCATATCTACATTTGGATTCTTAACACGCATACCACCTTCATCATCGATAGTCATTTCACATCCATCGTCTGGGGAATTTGTCGTATGGCCGCCTTTTGCAACCGGGGTATCCGTTAAACGAGATTTATCGATACGTTTAGATAAGGCATTAGATTCTTCATCTTCTGGATATCCTTCTTCATCTTCTAGGTCAATTGAGTATTTCATTTTAGGGTTAAAGTCATCACCAAATTCTGCGATTCTAGGATCGAATTTTTCTGGTTCGTCTGATAGTGGATCATCTTTATCAAAAGATGAAGGTTCTTGTTTTTTAGATCCTGATAATTCAAAATCTCTCCAATTCTTTTTGGCTGGTAAAACAGATTTACTCATTGGTGACCAAGCTTCTTCACCTGGTTCTGTTTCAGGTTCACCAGCTCTTCTAACCGATAATTTAGATTTAGCATGTTCCGGTTTCCATGTAGCTGGACCCATTGGCTTTTGATACATACCTTCTGAACGAGAAGGTCCTTCATCAGAGAAGAAAGCTTCATCTTCAATATCTTTAAGGGTTTTAGTAATTTTATTCCAATGCGGCTCATCATTCATTGCTGGGCTAGATTTGGTCATATACACCATCTTAGGTCTCGATTGAGCAGTTCCCCCTTTCATTAATGGATGTTCGCCTTTTAACTCACCTTCACCCGTAGGATAATCTTCAGGTAAATCAGGGCGTTCACCGTAATAACCGACAACATCTGCAAAGGTACCCCCTTTAGGTGTCTTAAACATCTTAACAGATGGTGCTTCAAAACGATCTTTCTTACCAGTATCAAATACGTTTAAAGCTTCAATACTATCCGGTGTCAAGTTTGATACCATTATATCTTTACCTTTTGTACCACGAAGTACAACCATAAATTCATAATCGCCGATTTCAACTTTATAAAGATCTGATTGTTTATCTACAGGTTGAACAAATTCAAGTGAGGTGTCCATATCTAAGTTTTTAGTTAATGTATCGTAGTCGTCCTCACCTTCTTGGAACTCAAAAGATTCCCCTTTTTCAATACCTTTCACTGCACCTCGAATCCCACCTAAATCATCATCTTTCGGTTTATCTTCTGGTTCTGGAATTGTATCTTCAATACCTTCAGCTTCGTCACCTGACTCGTCACTAGGCTTATCATCCTGCATATCGGTTACCTTTTTTAATTGGAGTAAGAACTTTTCAAGGTTAGTCATTTCTCTACCAGTAACCGGGTCAGTTACTTTTGCACTACCATACTCTTCTAGTCGCTTCATCATTGTCTTATACAATGCCATTGGCTCTGCTAACGGTACTTCAATACCTGCATCAGCTGGATTTGGATTATCTTTATCTACTAACGATTCACCTGATAAAAGTTTATTAACTATCGTAGATACTTTTGTTGCACTCATTAACGGCATAACTCCTAAACCTAATTTATTCTTTACAGATGGTGGGATATACTTAGAAATTTCAGGGTCATTTTTTAAGAAAGTAGAAACTAACGATAGCCATACATCTCTATATGGTGTACCACCTATTATACCTTGTTTCTTTAATTTAGTAGCTAATTTAATTGACGGGCCAGCTATATTAGCTGCTATTGTTTTTGCTTCATTAAGAGCAATATGTTTTTCAACTAAAACGTTAGTATTTTTTACCCAACTGCAACTAAAAAGGTTGTTCATACCATATTATTTATTGAATTTAGGTTGTTGTAACATATAATAGTGATAAGATGTGTGGAATATTTGGATCATTTAATACTAGTAAATTTGAGATTCTAGATCAAGCAAATAAACAAAGAGGTAATTTTGCTTCTGGATTATTATACCATAATGGTGAAGACTATGATATTCAAAAAATAGAAGGTGTTTTTAATTGGAATAAGATTAAACTACCTGTAGAGGATGGTTTTATATATCTTGGACATAATCAAGCGCCTACTTCATCAGCTAGAATATGGAAAGAGCATAATTCACATCCATTTATAAATAATAATTGGGTTGTAGCTCATAATGGAGTATTAACTAACTTTGAGCAGCTTAAAAAAGAATACTTACCCGATCATGAAAATGTAGTAGATAGTAGCATTATACCAGCATTATTAAAACATTTTGAAAACACTTTTGAAAAAGCTAATACAATTGAGAATGAAGTTTTATTAATTAGTTACGTATTAGAATTACTTAAAGGTACATTTGGGCTTTGGATAGTCAATACAAATACGTTAGATATGTTTATTGCAAGACAAGGTAGTACGTTATTTTTTGATAAAAATAGCTTCTCATCTACTAAAGGAGTAGATTATAATGAAATTAAAGAAGGAGTTATTTACAGATTTAATAAAAAAGGATGTAAACCAGTCGGAGATTTTAAATCTAAATCACCATTTTTAGAACTATGAGTATTCAATATTATTACCCAAAAACATCTGAAGAAAAAATGAAGTTAATGGAGTTTGTGTATAAAAATACAGATTCGTTTATACTTAATACGTTTGGTTACCTATGGGAGTCTAGAGGTTGGTGGGATAAATTTCCTATTCAAGTTAGTACAACCGGTTCAGTTATTACAGGGTTGCATGCCTTTACAGTTGATACTAAAGCACCAGATATTATTAAGACTTATTATATTGTAACTGGTAAAGCTTTTAGAAAAATGGGGGTTGCAAAAGCATTAACGTTTGATATGTTAAATGAATTTAAAAATACCGGTAAAAGTTATTACGTCAATTCAGAAGAAGGTAGCGACGGGGTTAATTTTTATAAAAAGATTTTTAAAGATTTTAAAATGGAAATAAATGAGTTCGGAACTGCAGATTATATTTTTCAATCACCAATCATAAACTTAGTTAATAACAATTTAAATGACTTATAAAATTATAGTTGCCTCACAAAAAGAAAAACTAAATGAAACTTTATTATATCGTTCTCTTGTAGCTGCATGTATTGATCCTGATAATGTTTTATTTTATGGAAATAATTCACAGTCAATTACATCAATATACAATAAAGGTATTAAGGATTGTAGAAAGCAAGATATAAAAATTGCTGTTTTTGTGCATGATGATGTATATATTAACTGTAATGACTTCGAACACCGTATTAGAAAGTATGCAAACAAGTTTACTTTAACAGGTCTTGCTGGTACTAAAAGTGTATCTGTTAAAGAACCAGTTTTATGGCACTTAATGGGTGAAAGAGATAGCTTAAGAGGCTGTGTGGGTCATGGTAATGATGAGAATTTCTACTCATACACCTCTTTTGGACCAGTTCCAGATAAAGTTATCATGGTTGATGGCGTGTTTATGATTGTTAATTTAACAACCTTACCTGAAAAAAATAATTTTGATGAAAAAATCCCTTCTAAATTCCATTTTTATGATCTTTGCTTTTCTCTTGATTGCAGTCTTGATAGAATCCCTGTCGGGGTTGGTGACATTCCTATCATCCATAATTCGCCAGGGCTAAGAGAAATGTCAGAAGATTGGTTAAACGGTCAGAAGTACTTCTTAAACAAATATAATAAATTTGTTGGTAAGAAGTTGACTGTGTAACGGAACGAATCTATAATGCGTTATGGAAAAAAATGAGCTAAAACTCAATTTAGATGAGTATGAGAACGTGATTGTGTATAAATCTCTTACTGATGAGAGGTATTTAACTACAGTTATTGATCATATTAATGCAAATTTCTTTAAGGATAAGAATATTAAGAAGATATTTGATGTAATTAAAGGTTTTTATATAAAGCACAATACAGTTCCTACGATTACTGAGCTAAAAACGTATATTAACTCGGATGAGACTAGAGAAGCCTTTAAAACCGTATTGAGAAACTTTTCAAACATCGATAAAAACTTAAATGATGATGAATTGATGCAGAGTACTGAGAGATACATCAAGGAAAGAGCTATTTACAATACAATGCTTGAGGTAGCTGAAGATGTTAGTAGCGGTAAAGTAGATACTAGCTTTATTCTTGATAAATTTGAAAAGAGTTGCAATATTGACCTTAAAAGAGACATTGGATTAGACCTTTTTAAAGATATAAAGGTGGTAATTGATGATTTAAATGCTGATCAACCTGTGATTCATTCAAGATGGAAGTGGTTAGATGATAAATTAGGTGGAGGTTTCCTAAGAAACGGCCGGGCAATCTATGTTTTTGCTGGTGAAACTAACGTTGGTAAGAGTATTTTCTTAGGTAATATTGCTTCTAACATTGCAAGCCAAGGTAATACTGTATTAGTTATAACTCTTGAGATGAGTGAGCTGATTTACGCTAAGAGGCTATCATCTAATATCACTAAAATACCTTTACGTTCATTAAAAGAAGAGAGTTCTACGTTAAAACAGCAGATAGAAGAGATTAGCAAGGCGAACCCCGATTGTAAAATTATTATCAAAGAGTTTCCCCCTAGTACTATAACTCCGCACCAGCTTCAAGGCTATATTAAGACGATTCTTAATAAGAATATTAAAGTCGATGCAATTGTGCTTGATTATATCAACCTTTTAAAGAGTCCTGAAGGTAGTAATAGCTATGAACGTATTAAATTTGCCACCGAGCAGGTAAGAGCGTTGTCGTATGTGTTTAATTGCCCTATCATTACAGCTACCCAGTTAAATAGACAGGGGTACGATGTAAAAAATCCAGGTATTGAGACGATTGGTGAGAGTATTGGCTTGGCAGCCACTGCAGATGTCATTATTAGTATCTTTCAAGATGAAGAAGATAGGGAGTTAGGTTGTGTTAAGCTCGGAATGATGAAAAATCGTTTTGGAGCTAATCATGGTACCACTATTATGAAGCTAGACTATAATACTTTGACAGTAACTGAAGATGAATCATTAATGAATCAAGGCGAACAAGGTAGTATTGCAAAATCTCTCAACACATTTAGTAATTAGTTGATATAAAAAAAAGCTAATTAAATAATCTTTAATTAGTTATGTTGCATGAAAGAAGTATATCAAAATCTCCTTACGGTAGTATTGAAGACGAAGAACTAACTCATGCTTTTTATAGCTTTTGTACCTTTTGTTTTCTTTATTATGGTAAGAAGATTAATTTTGCTACAATTTTCACCAAATTACTTCAAGAAGAAAAGTTAAGAACCATTTATAAGATTAGTATTGCAGAAAGTAGCGATTTTGAGGCGTTGAGAAAGTTTATTATCTTTGAACCTACCATTACTAAAAGCAAATATATTACAAAAATTATAAATAAAGGTAAGATTTTTTAGGAACATTGATACAATATATAAGTGACTGAAAGAGAAAAATACATTTATAATTGTTATTTAGAAACGACTCGCAAACTTAATAACAAACCATTTAGATACCGTAAAGACTTTGACGGTTTTGAAGAAAGAGAAGATTATATTTACATAACACGGTTGTCTACCTTTTTTAATAAGTTTCCAAACGTTAATATTAAAGATTTTTTTGAAGCTCCATTTTTCGTTTATAAAGAAGATGCAGTTGGTTTGGAATTTTATAATAGCCAAAGAGCTATTAAAGCCTATACTATATACCAGAATGAATTTTTGGTTAACAACCCCGATAACTCACAGACTTTAATTAAAATTAAGGATAGTTTTATTTTTATTAGAGACTTTTGCAAGTCAGTTAATATTCCAGTATCAAGCTACACTACTTTTAAACCAGCAGATAGTCAATGGCATAGTTTTTTAATGCATTTAAAAAATAGACAAGTTAATCTTTATGCCTTGTTTACCTTTCCTGAGTTTGATAAAATATTACAACAATATGACACAGAAATTAAGAGCTACGTATTTGGCGATACTTTTAACAATATCAATTTTTATCGGACAAAGTACTATAGCAGTCCGAAAGCTAAAAAACTTTGCATTTTAATGTACAATAAGTTGACTTCTTAACCGGAACACCTATAATATAAATTTATGACTATGATTAATAACAATATATTCCAGAGTATCAAGAGTGCTCTCGCTCAAAGCAATAATGATAGCGGTCTTAGTAATATTCTTAGGACCGAAGTAGGTAATACCTATACCGTACGTCTTCTACCTGCTAAAGATCCAAAGAATACCTTCTTTCATTTTTATACCCATGGTTGGAATAGCTACGCTACTGGTAAGTATGTAGCTGCTACTAGTCCTCAAACGTTCGGCGAACGTGATCCAATCTCTGAAGAACGTTTTCGTGTTCTTCGTTCTGGTACTGATGCTGAAAAGGAAAAGATTAAGACTATCGGTCGTAGCGAAAAGTGGCTCGTTAATGTTTTAGTTATTAACGACCCAGTTAATGCTGAAAATAATGGTCAAGTAAAACTTCTTCGTTATGGTAAGCAACTTCAAAAGATTATTCTCGATGCAATCGAAGGTGAAGATGCTGACGAGCTCGGTGCACGTATTTTTGATCTAGGACCTCAAGGTGTTAACTTAAAGATTAAAGTTGAAAAGCAAGGTGATTATCCAAGTTACGTTTCATCTAAGTTCTCTATGCCTGCTACTATTGCTGATATGGATGATGCAAAAGGTAAGAAGACCTATGAAAGTGTTTACGATCTTACAAAAGTATTCACGATTAAGTCGTATGATGAACTTAAAGCAATGCTTAATGAGCATTTTTATTGCAATATTGTGAAGGATGAGGTTGATGTTATTACCCCAGATGCTACTAAACCATCTCCGGTATATGCACCTAAGCAAGCTGCAGTTATTACAACTACTACCAATACTACTAACGATGACGAGATCAATAGTCTGCTTAAAGAACTTGACGCCAGCAACTAATGGATCAAGATCATAAAGAGTTATTAATTGGTTTGATTGGTAGCACTTATGGTGAATTAAAACAGCTGGACGCATCTATTATAGGTTCGTCCGGCACTTTAAATCGCAGAAGTGATGAGGTTAAAAACGAACTGGCTAAGATTATGAATACAGTTCCGCAGCAACCTCGCCCTGTACCTTCTTATAACCCACCTGCACCAGTTGCAGCTTCTCAACCTCCCCCTGGTGCGGTGAATCTTCCATATATTCAACCAAATGAACCTCAAATTGAAAAAATACAACCTAATAATGATCAATTTGAATTTAATTTTGATAGAAAAGTTCGGTACGAAGATATTGAAAACAAACTAATTGAGATGGAAATTAAAATAGATAAACAAATAGCAATTGTTGAGGCTGTACTAAAAGAACTTACTAATAGTCCTAAACCCAAAAAAAAAGTAAGTGGTTCTTTGGACGGTTTTAATCTATAATAGGTAAATGAAATTAAAAATTAAAAATAGGAAGGATTTTATTACGAATATCCTTGGACCTATCTCGAACTTAAACGACTCAACTGTTATTAAAGTTGAGAAGGACAAGATTAGTAATATTACCGCATCGCAGGATGCAACTTTGGTATTGTATTCCGAAACTGAATGCAATACTGACGGTGAACGTAATCTTAATATACCTGATATTAAAAAGTTTGTTCGAGTGCTTGAGTGTGTTGATAGTGAAGATTTAGAATTTGATGTATTATCGAATAATATTCAACATAATAGCGAGTCTTTTAAATTTAAGTATCATTTACTTGAAGATGGTATCATGAAGATACCATCTATTAATATTAAGAAGATAAATGATCTTAAGTTTGATACAACTTTTAAAGTGAGCGAGGCAAAGCTATCCACTCTCTATAAGGGTGCATCTTTTACTACTGAGACTAATAAGCTTTATATCTATTTTGAGAATAATAAAATATATGCTGAGTTAGGTGATAGAAATCGTCATAATTCAGATAATTTTCAGACGATTATAGCTGATACGTATGAAGGTAGCTCATTATCTAAGACTATTCCTATTAATTTTGAAACGTTTAGACTTATTAACTTCAATAAGAGTAGCGATATTCAATTTGCTGTTAATGTTAACTACGGAGTATTAAAAATATCATTGACAAAAGGTAATACTAAATTGATTTATATTGTATCAGCTTTAATTAATTAATATGGCTAATACGCATAACCCGTTCCGTAAGAAAGAAAAGAAAGTTTCTAACAAAATTAGCACGGCTGGCTACTTTATTAAAAGACTTAAAGATAGTGGCTTTGTGGTATGGAAAATTTTTAATGCTTATAATACAGCCGATCCAAGACGTTGGACTATTTTAGTTGATCCAGGTCTTTCATCAGTGTTTGTTACCTGTTATAGTAATAAACACAGTATCAATGAAGTTTTATTCGAGTTAGATGATGGTGGTTCTAAATTTCAAAAAGGTTTCTTCTACAATACAGAAAGTATTGAAATTATCGTATCAGAACTAATTTCAAAAGGAATTAACAATGACATGGCAAAAAACCCTTTCGGTAAAATTAAATAAAAGTATGAGCGATAATGCACCAGATAATGGTGTAAAACCAAAGAAAATAAAACTTACAAAAAAATCAACCACACCCTCCCCTATACCGACTTTGCAACAACAACCGCCTCAAATTCCTGATGCTGTTATTGAACAACTTATTAAAGATGCAATCAGAATTAGGGTAATTGAGCGCAAAAATAGACAGGTTGATGATGAATTAGATGCAATGGTTACTACTTGCCAGGAGTTTATGAAGAGTTTTGTTATCTTAGGTTATGGTTTAGATGGTGATCAGATACCACCCATTATTGTCTGTAGTAATCAGCAAGAAGCTGATGCAATCGGCAATTATTTACAAAAATTCTTACATCATCTTGCAAGAAACGATGGACAAATACAATGACATCCTTATAATAAGGTGTGGAAACAAAATTAATTGCAATTACTAAACCTCAAATTGAGGTGGCAAATGAAATCGCTTTAACTCCAGAAGAGTTTATCGTATATATTGCCAGAGTAAGCAATCCTTCCAATCAACTCAATACTGAGACTGGTTCTAAGCTACTTAACTATCTAGTTAAACATAAACATTGGAGCCCGTTCGAGCATATATCAATTACTTTTGAGATTAAAACATCAAGAGCAATTGCAGCACAGATCTTACGTCATAGATCATTCACTTTCCAAGAGTTTAGCCAGCGTTATGCTGAAGTAACTGAGTTAGAAGACATTGAATGGCGTAAACAAGGTAAAACTAACCGCCAAATCGGTGATGAATCTATAGTATTGGAGGACCACCTTAAGAATACAGTTTACAACCTACAAAAGCTTATAAAAAGCACGTATGACACGTTAATTGATAACGGTATTGCTAAAGAGTGTGCTCGAATGATATTACCACTCAATACTAGGACAACTATCTATATGACCGGTACGTTGCGTAGCTGGGTACACTATCTAGACCTAAGATGTGCTGCGGAAACACAGAAAGAACATAGGGATATAGCTTTATCCATTGCTTACCAGTTAAAGATACAGTTTCCTAAGACGTTTAATGCAATAGATCAGGTAAACGATGCATCTCCATATAATCGCTAATGAAAACAAAGGTAAAACTTACAATCCCATCTAAGTTTGAGGTTATTAAGAACCTTATTAGAGATCGATTCAAAAAGCAACCAGCTAACCGTGAAGTATATGCTGTAGGTACCGGTACATATGTAGGGGAGATGTTTGTTTATGTTAAAAAAGATAGTGAAAACTACTATTTTTTGAGTATACCGAAAAATATTAATAGAAGTATACCAATAGATAAGTTTGAATGGGCTATGCAGTATAAAATAGCTGAGTTTGTTCAAAAACTACCCGGTAAAGTGTATCAAATATGTACCGCGCAGTATAAACATAATGAATCTACTGTTGGAGCTAAGGAATTGACGATTAAATAGATATATGTTCATCCAACCAACAAAGATTGTATCTCCTCATACCGGTCAAGCATGTTATCCACAGATTAATACTTTTACCCAGGATGGTAAAACATATGAACAGGCTGTTTATAACGATCCAATTACTGGAGCATTTGTAAAAAGAGGTATGGTTAGCATTAAAGATGCTAAAACAGGTGAGTTACTTCAAGATATCAACAATAGTGCCATTAACTCAGTTAGAAGTGTAAGTTACAGACAGTAAGTTGATATTTTAAGGAAATAACTCATAATGATTGAGTGATTCCGATACCAGAACAATATGTTATTCAAAAATTTTACGAGTGTGTAAGCTATCCTTCTCGTAATAAGTTTAATAATACGTATAATGGTGCTTGCCCTTTTTGTAAAGAAGGTAAAAGTTTTGGTAAAAAGACTAGATTCTTTTATATACCTGAAAAAGAGTTAGCATACTGCCATAACTGCGGTTATAGTAAGAAAATATTTAACTTTCTTTTAGATTTAACCGGTAAACCGTTTACAGAAATTATAAACGATATTAAAAATGGTAATTTTAGTGAGCAACTGGTTACCCCTAAACCTACTCCAACTACTACAGTTGTATCTAAGTCGTTACCTGACGATTGTATTAATTTATCAGATAAAAATCAGTTAGAGTTCCATAAAAATAATCCAGTAGTTGGTATTTGTTTGGGGTTAATTAAGAAAAGACGTTTAGATACTGCAGTTAATAGACCAATTACGTTTTACCTATCATTAACTGATAAAGTTCATAAGAATAGACTAGTACTTCCATTTTATGATACAGAAGGTGATATCATTTTTTATCAAAGTAGAACATTACTACCTGCAGATGAAAAAATGAAACCTAAATACCTAGGTAAGCCAGGTGGTACTCGGAGTTTGTATGGTATTCACAATATAGACCCTACTTTAGAACATCTTTTTATATTTGAGGGGCCTATAGATTCATACTTTGTTAAGAATGGATTGGCTGTATGTGGTATTACTGAGGATAATAACAAAGATTTTAATGAATTACAACGTCAACAAATCGTAGCACTACCAACATTTAATAAAATATGGTGTCTAGACAATCAATGGAATGATAATGCATCGTTAAAAAAGAGTTTCTTACTTGCAGATATAAACGAAAAGGTGTTTATATGGCCAGAAGAGATGAAAAAGGTCAAAGACCTTAATGAATACTGTATTTCAAAATCTATAAATAGTATAGATCCGCAGTTTATTGTTGATAACACCTTTACAGGGTTAAAAGCAAAAATTATCTTAACTAATATTAAGAATAATTTGGCTTAAGAGTACTTATACTTAGGATCGTTTGATGTAGCTAAGTAACCAACAAGTTGTTGATTTAAAGTAGCTAATTCACCTGCAACCCGAGCAATTTTCTTTGTTTCAGCACCTTTGATTTTGTCGAAAAGTGTTTGAGCCTCTGCTGAATTTAATCTACTCTGCACGGAATTGGGAGTCGGACCGTTGATAAAACTAATAAAATCTTCAATCTTAGCAGTCCAACCTTTTAATTCATCATGCATCTTCATTTGAATTGAGCTCATTGTAGCGACCACTTGGGCATCAACTGGAGGGACATCTTGAACGTCGAAATCTTCTGGTGTTGAGCCTTTATCAAGTGTTTGCACCATGGCTGCTTGATCATCTGTCATTGTATCATCACCCGGCTCATCTTTTTCGATTAAAATTTTCTTGAATCTGTTTTCGTAGACGCTCATATTATTATTATTTATTAGTTTCTCTTAAATATTTAATATGAAAAGGCGTATTTTAATGGAAGATGGTGATAACAATAGAATGCCGAATGTTAATAGGAATCAATCTGGTGTTACCGCAAATCAAAGTTCTAAAGGCGATAGCAGCCCGCAGGCAAATAATGTGGCTGCATTAATGAAGTCTAATGATAGTGATAGTAATTTTGAAGCTCCTAGTAGAATACTAGACCCTTTGGATAAAACAGGTGATATTATTGCTGATATTACTATTATAACCATGAATTTAAAGAGAAGTCTGTTGCAAATTCAAGAACTTTTAAATCAAAGTAAAAAGAACCCTAAAGTACAGAAGGTTTATATGGAAAGTGTTAATGAAATCCAAAGCAGACTTGATAATATGGATAGATTAAATGAAAAAATATCTAAAAACGTAGTTGAAATTAGTGCAATTGTAGATAATATTGTTTAATGTTTAAAAGATTAATTATATCACTCGGTATAACATCACTTATAAGTGGTTTATTTGCTTTAATTTTTATTAACCACTGGTTGTTAGTGTTTACCCTTACCTTTATTCTTCAATTAGTTATATTTTACTTTATTAATACATCTATTCAAAATAGTTTAATAGAGAAGGCTGAAAAAATTAAAATAGAACAGTTTATTGAAGCTAATAAACAAGTCGCATTCATTGAATGCCCTTGCGGTGATAAAAATAAACAAGAAGTTATTATGAGATTTGATCAAGATATTACATATACATGTAGCAAATGTGATAAAAGTATTAAAGCTATTATAGATGTCAAACCTATTCTTGTAACAGAGCCAATATATTTTAAAAAATGACCGATCTCGAAAAACTTACAACCGAAGTTTCACCCTCTTTAACAAGTATTGTTCAACTTAAACAGATTTCAACGTTTAATGAAGTTTACGCAAATATAGTTAGCCTGTTAGCATTAACTCCTGAAGAATCTTTAAAATTTAAAGACGGAATTAACATTGAAAAAAATAAAGAATCATCAATTATAAAAATTTTTCAAGAAACCTTGCACGGTATTTTAGAAAATTCTAAAAAAGATATTGCTGATAAAGATATTCAGGCAGTTTATATTCAAAATAAAAAAATCCTTAAAGATAATATTACAAATAACCTTCAAGTAATGAAAAATTTTGAAATAAAAGAAAAAGAATTAAAAATTGTTCTTTTAGGAACTATATTACAATCGTTGTATGATGGACGAGACTAATATTGAACCAGAAATTGATTATCGTAATAATATAGACTTTCTTGCAAGGTTTGCCTGCTTATATGAAGCGGTAAATATGACTTGCGATAAGGCTGAACAGCTTGGAATGAATCCAGATAAAAATACCGACTGGGTTAAACCTCTTGCGTTTCAAAAGTATATTAAAGAACGGGAACGTGATATGAAATATCAGATTAATAACTTTGTTAACGGTGTTAATATCGATGAATAAATATTAGATGGCTAGAAACACAGCTATTGATTATATAAATAGGGAAATTATTAATATTAAACACGATATTGAAGTTTTAAGTAAACTTATACGTGACGGAAATGGTAGCCCTAGCTTAATCCAACAAGTTACGACATTAAATATTGAGATGCGTAACGTTCAGGAGGAATTAAAAATAGAATTATCTGAATTGAAGGATATGATTAAGGCCGGTCGTCAAACAAATGTAGAAAGGGAAAGAAATTCCTGGCAGTTTAAAACAGCAATTGTAGTAGTTGTAGTATCTAGTTTAACATCTATCTTTTTAAATATGCAAAACGGTGATAGACGTAAACAAGACCAAGCTATTGTTGAAATGGCCCAAAAGATCGATATGTTGTCCGTACAAGTAGCAAAAAAATGAAATATATTCCAGGTTTTGCATTTTATGTGGTAAAGCCTAAGTTATCAGGCTCAGTTAAAAATTATTTTACTACCGGCCAAATGTATAGCATATATAATATTATACTTAAAGATAATAAAGTAAAGTATATTATAACTGACGGTAATAAAACGTTCGAATTAACGTTTAATAATAATACCGAAGCAGAAAGTATGGTAGATTACCTTACAACTCAATAACCACCATAAACGCTAGTGTTATTATTTTTAGGCATATCAAATACAACCTTTTCACTTACCTGATCAATCGAAACTAACGGGTATTGTTCTTGATATTTTTTATCTTCTGAAGGGTCTTGTCTACCACCGGATAAAATACCGTTACGAGCATTGTCGTAAACTTGTTGACTACCCTTTTCAGCAGATAAGCCGGGTTCAAAGCTGTAGTCATAACGTTTAGCTTTTATAATCCAAACATAATGGCCACCGAGTTGATTTGTTCTTGAAATATCTTGGTCTAAAACTTCAGTAATCTCAAACATCTTACCGTTTCTGTTACCCGGTCTACCTCTACCGTATTCAGTCATCTGAAATACGTCACCTGCTTTTGGTTGTATTTCATTAAATTGTGTTTCAAAACCTTTCGGGTCTTCTGTTCTTAAATCAAAACCATTTTCAGTATCAATTTTTTCTTCATTATTTTTCGTTGAAAGCTCTGTGGTAATTAACTCAACACCCAAACCATCCATTGCATCCTGGAATGAAGAAAGGTGAATATAACAAGTTAATTCATCATCAGATTGAAACCCAAATTTGCTCAATACATTTGCATTTTCAGCTAAGTCAACTGCAAGTATTAAAGGTACACCTTCAGAAAATCTTCTAGTCGGATCTTCACCGTATAAATTATCAGCCTTTAATACATCATACAAGTTAACAAAATATGTAATTTTTGTACCGTAGGTATTAATTTGCTCCCTCCAATAATTGCTCATTAGATATTGTTCGTTATCAGTTACATCTTTGTCAGTGTATCTAAAACAAAATATATCGTTATCTACAACCCCAGGAAAGCAATTATCTTTATAATTAGGCATGTAAGTCTTTCTGTATAACCCAAGCATTACCATTATGATAGAGTTTGATACCCATTTTACCACCTAAAGTATATTCTTGACCTTGAACAGGAGCAGCTCCTTTTAAAAACGTAGTTGTGATATATTGTAAGTCTTTACCATCACAATCAAATTTACTTGCCTTGCCTTGTTTTATCATTTCTATCTTTTGATTTTTACTATTATCGGTTTTATACCTAGCCGCTACTATATTTTGATGCTTACGATTAGTATTAGCACCGGGTATAGGTCCACGGTGTCTTCTTTTTGTACCGTTTATACTTAAATCAGGTTTAACAAAATAGTCTTTAAAGGTCACAATATTATTTAAGCAAAAAAAAGCCTGCATTACTGCAGGCTTAATTTTAATCTATTTTGGTAATACTTCTTATACTCCGAAAAACTCTTGATTATTACCCTTAATCTTGCTATGTGGTTTATTTGCACTATGTTTTGTTAAACCTAAGCCAGCTGAATCTGCTAAGTCTTTACCTTTACCGTCAACTTCTGACGTTACTTTACCATCAGCTTTACCTGATTTTGCAAGTTTAGATGTCTTATCACCGACTTTTATTGAGCTATGCTTTTGTAAATGTGCGCCTGCTGAATCTGGAACTTCTTTCATCTCTGTTGCTTCTTTCATTTCTTCGTCATCATCGGCATGTTCTTCTGCATCTTCTTCTGTATATCCTTCTGCATCTTCATCACCACCGATTTCAAAACTTTCATCGCCATCAGCTTCGGATTCTGTATCAGACCCTTCAATCTGCGCTAAAATTGCTTTCAAGCATTCAACTTGATCTGCTGTTAATGTTACTTTGTGGCCTTCATCTGTGTCGCCGTTACTAGCATCATCCATACCTTCTGATTTTGCATCAGCACCAACGCCAAGAGCGTTAAGATCTGCTGCATCGTTACCATCCATAACTTCTTCAAACAATTTATCGAAAATAGATTTCATATAATTATTTATCTTAGCGTTCGATGTTTTTTCAATATTTTTATCGAATTTTTCGCCAAACGTTAATCCTGCTAAGATAGGATTGTTTTTATGTTTGGGGTTTTTGATATCAACTATATTAGTATTGACACCCTCAGCAGCACTAGGACCTGAGGTATCTTTATTAGCTATTTGTTGTGCTTTTTTGATATCGTTACGGTCTACAGCACCTGGACCTTCTTTCTTACCAAATTTAGTAGCTTTTTGAGCTGGAGCTTTTTCATTTAAAACTGTCTTAGAGTATATATCCCATATATCCACTAGGTTCTTAGAAGTTGACATGTAAATATTTATATCGCTCATGCTTAAAAACAAACAAACGTATTTAAATAACCCAAATTTACCAACTATTGATGCTGAGTTTGAATATACCCCTGAGATGGTTAGAGATCTAGAAAAATGTACAAAAAATATATTACACTTTGCGGAAAGCTTCTTCCATATCGTTACTCTTGATGATGGTAAGAAGACAATTGAGTTACATTTATGTCAAAAACGCGTTCTAAGAAGAATGCGTGATAATAGATTTTTTATCTTATTAGCTAGTCGACAGATCGGTAAAACAACTCTAATGACAGTTTATGCATTATGGGTTGCTTGTTTTCAAAAAGATCAAAGTATACTTGTTGTAGCTAATAAAGAAGGGACTGCTATCGAAATATTTAGACGAATTAGATTAGCTTATGAAGAACTACCAAATTGGCTTAAACCAGGTGTAAAAGAGTATGGTAAAACATCTATGGTATTAGCTAATGGTACTAGAATAGGTATATCTACTACAACCGGTACCGCTGCTAGAGGTCAATCTATCAACGTTCTTATATTAGATGAGTTAGCGTTTATTGAACCGCATTTAGTTGAAGAATTTTGGAAATCAGTATATCCAATCGTATCTTCATCTAAGAAGTCTAAAATCTTTATTGCATCTACTGCAAATGGCACTGGAAATTTATTTCATACTTTATATACCGGTGCTAATATGGGTAGGAATGGTTGGGCTTGTGATAAAATTTTATGGAATGAAATTCCAGGTAGAGATGAAAAATGGAAAGATGAGACTATAGCTACAATGGGTAGTTTAGATGCTTTTAATCAAGAGTTTAATTGTGAATTTTTAGATTCAGGGGAAAGCGCTGTTAATGAAGAGTTATATGATAGATTAAAGGTTAATGTCAATGATCCAAAATATATTATGGAAGATGGACATTATCATATCTTTGAAGAGCCAAAAGACGATACTATATATGTAGTAGGGGTTGATGTTAGTGAAGGTGTAGATAAAGACGCATCGGTAATTCAAGTTTTAAAGATTTCTGATCTAACTAATATAGAGCAAGTTGCCATATATCATAATACTGGTATATCACCTTACCATTTTACAGAAAAACTTTTTGAAATTTTAATACAGTGGGGACAACCTTTAGTAGCTGTAGAGAGAAATAACTGTGGGGCTCAAGTAGTAGATAATTTAAGATCTATTCACAACTATGATAATATAGTATCGTGGGGCGCAGCAGCAGCAGGCCGTTCTAAAGCTCAGTTAGGTATTGTTAACCATACCAATACTAAGTATACCGGGGTTACTAATATGAGATATTGGGTTAATCAGCTTGAAGTAGTAAAGATTAGAGATTTAGGAACATTAAAAGAAATGAAAGACTTTGTTAGAAGTAGTAATGGTCATTGGTCAGCTAAAAAAGGTGCTGGTTATCATGATGATAGAGTAATGTCGCTAGTTTGGGCTCTAGTTATATTAGATGAATCATTAGTATCTAAACATTTTGAGGTCATTAAATTGGATAATAATAATAGACCACTAATTTTAAAGCAATTAGACTTCGGCATTAAATACTATACATCACCAGGTTCAATGTACAATCAAAAAGAAGGCAATTCAGCCATGCCTTCTTTTTTCGGCAATGTTGAACAGGGTGGTGAAGATATGGAATACCTAAAACAACAAGGTTTTAAACAACTTATATGATAGATCCCTATACAAAACCAGACCCAATACTTCAATCACAACTTAATAAGAGTAGAGTTGATAAATTTTTATTAGTTTTAAACCTACCCCCCATTTTACGCAAATTAGATATGACTGGTTTGAGAAATAATGATTATCTTCAAAGAGATGCGTTACAATTTTCAGTGTATGGAACTTTAATACCAACAGTTGAAGTAAGAGAGCAAATAGCTGAGTATGGTGGTCAATCATATAAAGTATCATCCCATAGTAGAGACCCATACCCGAATATTATAGTTAACTTTACTGTAGATAATAGATTTAATAACTATTGGGTATTATATAAGTGGCTTGCACTATTAAATGATCCTGAATATTCATTATATGATAGTAAAGAAACACTATCGACTAAAAAACTAGCACCGTCTGAATATCAAACTGATTTTACCGTATATGCTAAAGACGAATTCGATCAAAATATTGTTAAATTTACATATACAAAAGCGTTTCCAGTTAGTTTAGGAGATATTACATATAACTATAGGGAAGAAAATGAAATCGAGACAACTTTTGAGTTTGCCTTTTCTCAATTCTCTGTTGATTTAGTATAATCTTTGCCCGCGAATCCATAAATAATTATATATGGCTCGCACAATTGAATCTCCCGGCGTACAAATTTCAGAAGTAGATCTTAGTCTAAGACCAGTTCTTCCAGCAGGAACAAATGTATTAGTTACTGGTTTTGCACCACAAGGCCCTACAGATGAAATTCTTCAAGTAACAAGCTTAAGTGAATTTCAACAAGTTTTCGGCGTTCCGCAAACCCCAGCAGAAAGATATTTTTATCACACTGCAGCTCCTCTATTTAATACCGCTGCTACAGTCAATGTTTATAGATTACCATACGGTGCAAGTACCGGCACCGGTTTCGGTGCATATTTCGGCGCATTAGTTTATCCTTGCTCAGCAGTAAGTATCGACTCACCAAATTTCGGTAATGGTTTATCTACATTTAATGCTCAATCAGCTAACGTAATGTACTTTATCGGCAAGCCGATCCACTTTGAATTAACAGAGAATCAATACAACGACGTTCAACGCGGCAATTTTACATGGAGTAATGTTGGTAGTAACTCGATTACAACAGCAGCTGACTTCGGCAATGCTGGTTTCATTGTATTAAACAAAGGTCAAACAACTATCAATCAATTATTTGAAGGTTACTATATTGGTGCGATGGATAATGCTAATTTAAATCCAGCTACAAACTTTGACGGTATTTTAAACGTTCAATCAGTTTCACAATCTGCAGTAAGTACATCAAACTATACAGCAGTTCCAACAACAAGATTAAATTTTAGTCTTTCATCATTATCTGATAACCAACCAAGTAATGTAGTTACCTTTGGTAATGTTGGTACAAGCGTTTCGCAGGTAATGGAAGATGCAAGTCCATTTACAATTGCAACAAGCCAATACGACGATACTTTAACAGTAGGTTTATTCAAATTAAGACAATCAGTATTCTCACCAGATTCAATTAAACTTGATTACGTATTCAGTGAAAAATATATCGGCTCTCTTGACTATTGGAGAGAAATTAACTCACAAAACGGTGGTCAACCAGTAAGTTACTTCTTAGAAACAAGAGAAGATACTTCACCAAACATCCAATTACTTGTTAACCCATACATTTCAAATAAAAACGGTAAGAGTTGGTTAGACACTAACGGTTTCCCGACAAAGAAAGTAAGAACAGTAACCCAAAACTTTGCAAATGCAAGTAAGATCCTTTCTAACTTTGTAGCAACTTCTGCAGCTTACGGCGCAACATCATATACCCAAATTACACAGTTAACTGGTAGTATGATTGCAGCATATAATGCTTTAGGAGCTGCTGACTCAATGTTTGCAGTAGGTTCATATGCAGATGGTAATTTACAAAATAAAGATATCGGTTCAATTCCAACAAAATTAGATAGAATGTTTAGTATTGCTGAAAATACAGAATTATATAATATCGATCTAACACTTGACGGTGGTTTAACAACAATTCACGCAGTCCAACAATATCAAGGTGGTAGTTATTTTAACGACGCGGTAAATATTGATCTTTCAGGCTTAGCAGTAACAAATCCAGAAAATGTTTCAGGTATTGCGGTAACATTCAAAGATAATTATGTAACAATCTTTAATAGATTCCAAGACTTTGCAGGTCTAAAGAGAAAAGATCATATGTTTATTGGTGACTTACCAAGACATATTTTCGTTCAAGGAACGAACTTTAAAGTCCTTGACGATTCAACAAAGAATTTCTCATTGAATATGTACAGCCCAATTAGAAATGTAACAGCTAGTCTCAACTCTAGTTACTCTACAATTTATGGCAATTGGGTAAAGGTATTTGATAATACCTTAGATGACTTCTGCTGGGTACCATTCTCTGGTTTTGCAGCTGCAGCAATGGCAAATACAGATACAAACTTCCAGCCATGGTTTGCACCAGCAGGCTTTACAAGAGGTATTATTAGCGGTGTTTCAGATATTGCAATTTATCCAAAACAAAAGCAAAGAGATCAACTTTATAAGATTTCTATTAACCCGGTAACGTTCTTCCCGAATGAAGGTTTTGTAATGTATGGCCAAAAGACAATGTTAAAGAAGCCAAGTGCATTTGATAGAATTAATGTAAGAAGACTCTTCTTAAATCTCGAAAAAGCTACTGAGTCAACTTCAAAGTTCTTCGTATTCGAGCCAAACACACTCTTAACTAGAACAAGAGTCGTTAATACCTTAAGACCAATCTTTGAAAACGCAAAGAACACTGAAGGGTTATATGATTACTTAATTGTTTGCGATGAACGTAATAATACACCAGATGTTATCGATCAAAACGAGTTAGTAGTAGATATCTATTTGAAGCCAGTAAGAACTGCAGAGTTTATATTAGTAAACTTCTACGCAACCCGTACCAGTACTAATTTTAACGAGCTAGTCGGTTAATATTCAATAATATATAACAAGAGCGTAATC